GTATTGCTTTTTTGTTTGTATATTCAGTAATAAATTTTAGACGTTTCGGATCACCTGTAATTTTACCTTTTGAATCTGTCATTTTACCCAATGCACCTTCTTGAGTATCAAACTGACTTCTTCTTTCAGCACCTTTAAAACCACCTTCTTGTTTTTTTGTTCTAACTTTTTGAGTAACAAAATCTTTTTTACCTTTCTTCATATCTTTTATACGACCCATCTTCTGTGGATTTAACTGTGTATTACCTAAATCCAAATCAGGTTCACTTGCTAACTTGTTTAATGGTGTTTGTACTGTCTTACCAAAGTCTCTTAATATTGGTACTTCTAAATTTAAACCGCTAGTATTACTAACTGACGCACTAGCAGTACCAGTAGTTTCTTTTACTATTGACTTTAACTTTGCGTGTACTTTATCTCCATGCAGTCTGACTTCTTTTTCTGTAAAGCCTTGATCTAAAAATACTTTTAATATCTTGGAATCATTTTGTGCTTTCTTTTTCTTTCCATTTCTTAATGACCAAGACAACTTATCAAAGTCAGATTGAAACTGTAAATTGGCAGACCCATAACGAGGTTTAGTTCTTTTGTAAGCTTCTGGTGCTATAAAAGTAAGATCTTGTGTAACCTTTGTTTGTACAGTTGTTGTTTGTTGCTTCTGTCTATTGATTTCTTGATCTAATTTATCAGTATCTAATCCTTCTTGTTTTAATTTTTGTTTTTGTTTCTTTGATACTGTATCTATATTTTTTACTGCCTTTGTAATATCTTGTTTGTCTTTTTTAGTTAATATTGCATCTGCTTCTATTGGTGTTTTACCTTTTACTTTATTAAAAATACTGCTTAGACCTTCTAAAGAACCTTTAAAACCAGCACCAAAAGCACCACCAAAACCTAGACTTAATAAATATTCATCACGAGTAACATCATCACCTAATAAATCTCTAAGGAAAGTTTCACCTACACCAAAGCCAGCACCAAAAACACCACTCTTTGCAACACCTTTAACACCTTTTGCTGTTGTACCAGCAGGTATTATTTGAACAAGACCAGCAGCTACAGCTTCAGCTTGACTTATTTTTTTAACACCTCTAGCTTTCTGTGCTGCGATATTTGCATAGTAACCAACAGCAAATTGACCTCCACCATAAGCTGCAATACCTAAAGGACCAAGAGCTAATAAAGGAGCAAAAGCTAAATCAGCAGCTATACCAGTACCTATTTCTATACCTAAACCTTTCGCTAGTCCTGTTAAATCCTGTTGTGGTTTTTCTTCTGTAAAATCATTAAAGATACTATTACTGATGTCAAAATCTTGTGAAGCAAAATCAAAAGTTTCTTCATCAAATAAAGTGTTATTTATATAATTATCAAAATTAGATTGAGGTTTGTCGTCATCAGTTTTTAAAACATTAGTAAATGGCGAATCAATTTCTGTTGTTATTGGTTCAGCAATTTCATTATCTAAGAGACTATCAATAACATTTGAAGTGTCATCATTAACAGTTATTGGTTTAACAAAGTCATCATTAACAGTTATTGGTTGTTGAATTGTATTTTCTTCTTCTTCTTTTTTTAGAAGGTTCTTAATAACATTTGAGTCTGTCATGTTAATCAGTTAAAAAATCTTTGTAAGAGTTATCTGTGTATGCACCCCAAGCACCTAATCCTTGCTCATCATATAGTCGTTTGGCTGATATTACATTAATAATAGGATCGTATAATTCTTCTATTGATTGAATATCAAATAATTTTAACAGTCTGTCTTTATCATCCTTCATATTAATTTGTCCAATACCAATAGAAAATTCATTTTCTTTTTGTGGATCTAAACCAGATTTAACTGTATCAATTAAAGGATCACCTGCTGATTCTGCCATAAATACAGCAGACATAATTCTTGCAATCTCTGGTTTAAATCCTACAGCTAATAACATTTCTCTTATTTTAGGTTGAGGTATTGTTTTTGTTTTATCTGTATCTTTTAATATTACGTCCAACGCTTTCATTTGGTCACGTTTAACTAAAGGACTATTGGGTAATGTAACTATTGGCATAATTAACTCTTGCCCTATGTTTATCATATCTGCGTTAGTTAAGTTATTTGCTTTCATAATAGCTTCTACTGTTGTTCTAAATTGATCTGCTAACTCACTTAAAGTATCTCCTTGTTCAACTTCAACTGTAGTAGGTGACTCTTTTTCACTAACATCACTAAAAGCACTAGCTTCTAAATCATCACTTAGTAATTTTTCGTTTGTTGTTTCTGTTTTATTATCTTCAAAAGTTGCATTATAAAAATCAATATTAAAATTTTCAAACGATTTTATGTTTAAGTTTTGTCGTAATGATTCACCAGCAGGTGTAACTGAACCATTAATAGATACAACTGTAGTATTTGGTCCTACTTGTAATTCATTAGTATTTGCTTCACTAAATAATTTTGTATTTGTATCGTAGGTTAAAACTTTTTGTTCTTGTATATTTACTGTGTTGTCATTATTTTCACCATCACCATCTTCTGTCACTTCTTCAAATTTTAGTTCTTTTGATAAATCTAAAGCATCATCATAAAACTCATAGTCACCAAACCTGCTTGAGTTTTTTATTTTTCTTAACTCACCTAAATACCAATTCCTAACTGTTGTTCTTTGACCTCTTATATCTATTTGAGCATCAACTCCTCCATATTCTTTAACTAAACTTTTTAATTTTATATTTAGATCTTCCATTCTATCTACATCATCAGCACTTTCAATTACACGATAACCATCTTTTAGTTTACCAACAGTTTTTTGACCATATATCATTAAATTTTTCATCTCTGGAAATCTTTGTTCTATACTCTTGCCATCTGTTTCACCTAAATATTGTTTTAATTTAGTATATTTGTCTCTATCTGCTTTAGAAGCATTTGGTCCTAAAGCTTGCATGACATCTGTTACTTGTATTAAAGCTTGACTTTGAGTTACTTTCCCATCATCATATGCTGTTTCTAATTCAAAGAAAAAATCATCAACACTAAAGTTTCTAAGATCATATTGTTTATATAAAAATTCAATTTGTTCTGGGTATTTTTCTGCTAAAGCATCTAAAGTATTGCCTATATTTTTAAAATAACTTAATGCTTCCTTGCCATCTTTAAATTGAGTGCGAGAAAAATCTAGGTTATTTAAAGTATTACTTATAGTTTCTTGTTCTTGTTGTTTGTCAAAAGCATTTTGATTTTTTATAACTTCTGCTTTTTTCTTATTTACTTCACTTAATAAAGTTTCAATCTTATCTTCTCCATCTTGTATATAAAACGCACCTAAAGGTTGTTGTACTACATCCCCATTTTTTAATATTGTTTTTGGTCCTACTTTTAAATTACTTATCCAAGAAATATAAGCATCTATTTCTTCTTTAGCAACATCCATATCAAGATTATTACGTTCATAGTAGTCAAGTATTTTTAATACATTTGTTTTTACAACCCCTATCATTTTTGAAGGAGACACACTTGCAGCAAGACCTCTATTAACCATAGAATCTACATTCTCTTGCAATTCATCAAGAGCTAAAACTTCTGCTTGTGAAAGACCATTATTATTAATTCTGTCTTGTTCTGTATAGTTATCATCTATTAAATCTAATTCTATATTGTCGTTGTAATTGTCTATGCTAAACCAAGAATTTAATACTGAACTATTAAATAATAAACTAGCTTGTTTTATTTTTGACTCTGCTAATTTTGTTTCTTGATCGCTAAATACTTTTTGTAACGCAAGATTTTGTTTAGGTAATATATGTTCTTTTATCAAACTAGATCTAATACCTCTAGTGTTAGCTAGTTGTGTACTTTGAAACTCAGTTATTGCTTTATCAAAAGCTTCAGAGTTTACATCAAATTGTGATAAAGGTTGCTGTATGGTTGTACCATCTGGCAAATCAACATCTACAACATATTCATTAAAAAATGTTTTAGTCTTTGCTTCTTGTCCATTGGCTATATTGATTGCTAATTGTTTTTCTATGCCATATTGCATAAATCTATTTGTACCAAGAAAATGTCTCAAGGTTTTTTTATCGCCCTTCTCTTCTATTTCTTTTCTTATTTCTATAAGTTCTTTAGGTGATGCACCTGCTACTAATAACTGTCCTTCTTCTATTTTTCTATTTGCATTTTCTTTTGCTTTTAACTGTATAAAACCTTGTAGTGTAGGATTTATGTCTACTAAAGTTTCAGCTAAATCCATCATGCTGCTTTTTTGAACAACATTAACTGGTGCGACAAAAGTATCTACTGGTCTTCTAAAACTTTTGCCTGATGTGCTTTGAAAACTTGACGACATAATTTAAGCAGTTGAAGGTAGTGAAGCGTAGGTGCTAAGACCACTAGCAGCAGCATTTAATAAGACTGATCCTAATGAAGGTATCTGATTATAAGCTTGTATAGTATTACTTCTATATCTATTTCTAATACCTTGATATTCTGCTTCAGTTCCTTTCACATCAAATAAATATTGTCTGTTCATAGAATCAATACTTTGCCTTATCTTTTCATTATAGTTTGCACCTTGTCTTGCTTGATCCATTACTAATAAATTTGTGGTATTGCCAACTTGTCCTGATGCTAATAAAGATTTTGTTGCTTTTAATGTATCAATAGTTTTAGCAAAACGATCTTGTCTAGCACCTACAGTTTGTTCTTGTTTGCCTTCAGCTAAAGCTAATTGTTTATCTCTTTTAGAATCTTCTGCTGATTTAACTCCTTGCTTTTCTATTTCAAATGTATCTGCTGCTGCTTTACTTGCAGCACTACGCATAGCAAGCCCTTGGAATAAAGATACACCAACAGAAGCAGCAACAGTACACATTTAAGCAATCCTCAGAAATTCATAGAATGGTTTTTTATGTTGTCCATATTTTGCGTGATACTTTATAAAAACAAAACCAAGTGCTTCTAACCACTTTATAGCAGAATCATTCTCTGCATATACAAAATTATATAGGACTTTATAAGATTTCAACAAACTATCTACCCATTCTCGACCTTTTCTTATAAGTTGTATTTTATATTTTTTATTAGAAAACAATTCATCTGTACATATCATCCATATACAACCATCTTTTACTACTCCACATAACCCCATTGGTTGATCTTCGTCACCAGCTATTGTTAAAACTCTCTCACCAAATAAATAAGACAAGCGTAAAGATTCTTCTGGGTCTTTACCTGTTTGATACAAACCTTCTAACCTATCCATTTGTCTCATGTTTTGACATACATAATTAAGATCTGATAGCTTTGATTTTCTTAAATATCCCATTACATTCTTCTACTCCTCATGTGGAATACTCCTTCATATTCTGCACTCGCTAATAAAGTAGGCAAGAAGGTATTGTTCTTGACATCTATATCTACCCTATCTGATTTACTCATAATAGGTACTTTAAATGTTCCTGTATCTAAATTAATCTCACCAATAGAAGCAGAAGCAGCACCAAGCAAACGACCAGTAAATTTATGTAGGGATGTGTCTCTATTCTCAGGTGTTACTTCTACTTGGAAGAAACCAGAATCTTCATATTTAATATAAAAATGATGTATTTGTAATCGACCACTTATAAGTTCAGTAGCACCTCCACCACCTTGAGTTAGTCTTTGTTGACTAAATCTATAGTGCATTTCATAAGGTTCGCCAATAATAAATTTACTATTTCTAAAGTCTCCTGTTGCAGTAATAGTAGAAGTAGAACCATTAGTTGCATTAGTAGTTGTAAGTGCTTGCCCTGATACAAGAGTTTTTGTATTGCCTTGAGCATTTACAAATGTACTTGTCTCTCCGTTTGCCAGATACCTGCCAACTATATTCATATTGGCTCTTAGCCTATAAGGAACTGTAAACGTAGATAGACCAGTACCAGAGCTATAAGATACTGATACACCAGTAGTTGCTTCAGTTACTTTATGATCTAGATGATATTCAAAGTCTGCATTAGCTTCTCTAAAGTTTGTCTCAAATGGTATCTTTTCTAAAGTCACACCATTAGCTTCTTCTACAACCATTATCAAATCAGTACCAATAAAATCAATATTTAAAATAGACCTATTACTGTTAAAGGTATAAGTAAACCAAGCATTTAAAGCTTTACTAAATCCATCTCCATACAACCATCTGTTTACATATAACTTGTTTGGATTCTCTGTACCAAGCAAAACAAGTATGTCTTGGTTGTTAGATACTGCCATTTTAAAAATACCACTTGGTATCAGTCTTGGTACATGAATAGTTGTATTTGCTGCATCTTGAATCTGTTGATTACCTGCAATAATATATTCTCTTATACCAGCAAAAGAACCTTTCTTGGTTAAGAAATAAATAGAAGAACCAGAACCTACAGGTTGTGCTGCTGCGTTACTTTCAAACTCAGTTTGAACAAGTACGTTAGCTGTTGAAGGTGTAAGGTTATCTGCTGAACTTGATAATACAAATTGCGTTTGTTCAGAAAATAATATAAGTTTCTCTCCCATAGTTACTGCGTGTTTTAAAATCGCAACTTTAGTATGAGATGCAGCTACATCTATGGGTTCAGTATCTAAAACTGATATAACTGTTTCAGAAAAGAAATTAAAGAAATCTGATACTGTCGAAAGTATTACATTGTCTGCTGCTAAAAATCCAAGTCTATTTCTAAAAAAGAATACGTTATTGATTTTATTACCAATAAAAGAAGGGTTTGGTGAAGAAACTAAATCACCAACAATACGTTCACCCCATTGAGGTAATGCAAAAGTAGTACCAGATATTGTATAAGTACCACCATCTACTCTTGCAAATCTAAAATTACCATCTGCCTGTCGTATTAAAACATGGGGCATGGTTGAATAGTCAAACTTAAAAGTTATACCAGCTTCTACTGTCTCTTCCCATTGCCCTTCTTCTAAAGCATTGCCATTATTAGTTGTAAATTTAACGTAGTAATTATCAAAGTTTGTACCTTCATCACCTGTAATTTTTACTACATATCCATTAGGTGACACATTTGGTAGATCAGTAAATTGTTGTACTGAATCTTTTATTACTGTCATCTTGGTATTACCTTGAGTATCAGTACCATCTATAGAAAAATCACTACCATCAGTTTTCTTTATATGAATTACAGGACCATTCCTAGCAATCGTAAAACCTGTAAGACCAGAATTTAATCCACCAGCAAGATCAGAAGCTACAGTATCAGTTGAAAGAGGATCATTGCCAGCAGTATTATCTGTGACAGTTACACCATCTACAGTTACAGAGTAAGTTGTATCGGCTGTTGCTTGATTTATAAATATTACTGCCTGAGTTATATTATTAGCACTATTTGATAAAGCAGAATCCATTGCTGTTGTAATACTGGTATTAACAACAAAAGTAAAGTCAGCAATAGTTACTGTCTTCATCACACTTCTAGGATTTGATGTGTTTAGGTAAGCAGTTCCATCAGGTTTAGTTACTGTTTTTTCTGTGCCATCTAACTCATAAACTTTGACATTACCATTACTAAATATTGCTATATACTGTTCACTAGCATCTCTATTTATAGTTTGTATATGAACATTACCAAGAGTAGAACTACCAACTGAAGCTAAGAACTGAGATCCCGACCTTTTGGTAAGACCAAGAACAGGGTTGCTATCAGCATTGTCTTGTATATCTGCGTGGTCTGCTTGCTTCAAGGCATCAGAAGACTGCGATATACCTCTTAGTAATGTAGGTATAGATTTTGAAATAACACTCATAGTTATCTAATTAAAGCATTAGAAGGATTGTAGGTATCAAAGACATTTGTAAGAGAAGGATCTCCTCGTAGCATATTGTGATCTCCATTTGCTAAATCTGTTTCCATTAATATAGCTCTAGCTCTAGTTTCATCTTCTTTGTTATATGTTCTTAATGCTTGATCTCCAACTAATCTATCAACAAATAATCTTGCAGCTTTAATATTCATATAGTATCTAGCTGGTTCTGGTATTTCACTAAAATCTCTAAAATAAACAACAGTACAAATCAAGTCTTCTTCAAATTCATACTTATTATTTTGTCTGTCATATAATTTTAAACCACGTTGTATAGGATCTATTGTTGGGTGTTGATGAATATTTGCATCTACTCTTAATACATCAGCAGGTAGATTAACATGATTAGATCCATCTCTAGTAAGAGTTACATCTGTTTCAGTATTAAAAGACCAACCTTCTGACTGTACACTTTTGTTTACTTCAGTAAGAGTTGACTGAGCAATACGAGCATCAACAGGAAGAGTACCGAGAAGACTGTTTATAGGTGCTTCTCCTATAGCAGCCAACATAATGTTGATACATTCAAGTTCTGTGGTTTCAGCTACAGCCATTAGTTACCACCTATAAGTTTATTTTTAATCTTAGATGTTTCTTTAGTAAACTTATATTTTTCAGCAAGCGTAGTCTTACCAGTTTCTTTCTTCTTTTGATTGTAAGCATCAACATAAGCTTGACCTTCTAATCCAAGAATACCTTTCTTCTTTTTACCAAACATAATTAGTACCCCTTCTTTTTAATTTTAAGTGAGTCTCTCCCACCTTTCTTTTTCTTTTTAATATTGTAAGCTTTTCCTTGTGGCATGATAATAAAAAAAAGGGTATCTAATAATAAGATACCCTATAAATTGAAATTAAGAAGCAGATAGCTTAATAGTAGCTGCACATTCTGGTCTTAGGATTCCATGACCAAGAGCATACTTAGCAACCATTAATGTACCTTGATACATAATTCCGTAGTCAGAACCAGAGATCTCAGTAGTCATATCCATTAGCTTAACTGTACCAACAGCAGACTTATGGAAGACAAGACCAATAGTTTTACTATCGTCACCTGAGTAAGTGTTATTAGCACCACTTGGGTTAGATCCTACGTTTGCTTGAGGTACGTTGTTAGACATCATTACAGGGATGCCAGCAACTTGTTGTACCTTACCAGAAGCAAACGAACCATTACCTTGTGGGTTAAAGTCAACGTCTACTGTTCTAGTAGCAGATTCAGCAAGTTTGTAGTACTCAGCAGGTGGTAGTACACAGAAACGATCTGTTGGAGGGATGTCTCTCTCGTCAAATGTCTGTGCAATATCATAGATAGCTGCTGCTATCTCATCACCAGTAACATCAGAAGATGCTGTATTACCATTGGCAAGTGTTAATACAAGACCACCATTACCACCTGTAAGAGTAGTAGATGCTCTTGAAGCATTTGCTATTTGCTTGGCTACGTTTTGATCGTAAGTACGAGCAAGAGCCTTACCAAGTTCATCAGCGTAAGTTGCCCTTACGTCATAATGATTCTTGAGTTCATCTATTGAAGCAATGAAACTCTGTGCAATTAGAAGATCATCTATGTTGATAATCTTTTCATTCGCTAAGATCTGGTTTGCTCCTACGAGTGGGTTGCCTACTGTATGGTACGCAGCAGTCGCAGTTCCTAAAACAGGAAACTGTGCTGATTTTCCACTTGTAATAGTACGAACTGAATGAAGCTGTTCATTAAAAATGTTATTTCTGGTGAACGCAGTTAGCACCTCACCTGAGAAAATTTTTAAAAACAGTGCATCAAAGCCTGTTCCACTATTGTTGACCAAACCAAGTCTGCTTGTTGTGGCATTAGCCATTTCAAACTCCTTGATTAATGTTTACAAATTTGAGAAACTAACTTTGCTTCAATCCTTTCTCACAAGTGGTATCTGACGCATCAGGCACTTAGATATTTAGATTTCTACTTTGTTAAGTTTTTACTGACCCACAATTCCACTTCCTTAAAGCAAGGGCTTTGCGAGTTAGCTTGCCATCTTTCTTTAATGGTCCTTTTGACTTAGACATTCTTGCACAAAAAGATTTCCTTCTTGCTTTTTGTCTAGGGGAAAGACCACTTTTTTTTGTGACAGGTGCTTGCAAGTTACTACCTGTCTTAGCGTTAAGGTATGCTCTACCTTTAGCATTAAGACCCCCTGTAGGATCTTTATGCTCTATCCGTAGAGATGCCCTATTCGCCATGAAAAATGTAAGCTATTTAAAATATAGCATTATTACGCAATCTTTAAACTGTCTCTGCTTTTTTTCTTTTTAGGAAAGCCAGCTTTCATGTTTGCATAAGCTTTATCACTAAT